ATATTCTGCCCTCGTCAAAAGGTTGGAAATTGTTAATATAAGTCTTAAATATTTGAATTGATCACAAATAAATAAGCTTTTAATTAAACAACGCAAGGGTGCTGTGGGAGTGAGAGGCTCCACCTAATTAGATCAGGGGTTGAAGTGGTTTCGACTGTAATTAAAGCCAAAGTGCCATTACAGTAAGTGGGTTCGACTCCCACCAGCTCCATTGAAATAAATAAGAAAGAAGGAAAAGAAATGATAGCAATAATACTTGAAGCTATATTATTATTAGCAAGCATAGTTGGATATTTTATAACTTTAATTTATAATCAAGACTTATTATGCTTGGGATTTCTGTTAATATCTATTTTTATGTTGGCAACAGTTACTCAAAATATAGTAAATTATCGCAATAATAAAATAAAAATTAAGAAAATAAAATAAATTTTAATATAAGGAGGTATACAATGTATCAACTATATCATGGAGACTGCCTAGAAATAATGAAAGATATAAAAGACAAATCAGTAGATATGATATTTACAGATCCTCCATATGGCACAACTCAAAACAAATGGGATATAATTATTCCATTTACTGAAATGTGGAGTAAGATAAAAAAATTAAGAAAAGATACAACACCAATAATAATGTTTAGTGATGGTAAGTTTACGCCATATTTGCAAATGTCAAATATAAATGAGTTTAAATATGATTTAGTTTGGAATAAAAAATCTACAACGGGATTTTTAAATGCAAATAAAATGCCACTTAGACAACACGAAAAAATAAATATTTTCTATAAAAAACTACCAACTTATAATCCACAAATGAGAGAGGGTAAATTAAGAAGTAAAGGTGGTAAGAAATTTGCAAATAATGGATGTTATGGTAGTTTTAATGAAATGCCAAAAGAGATTTATAATATGTATCATCCAACATCTATTAAAACATTTAGTAATGCTAATCAAAAAGACAAACAACACTCAACACAAAAGCCAATAGAATTATTAGAATACTTAATAAAAACTTATACAAATGAAAATGAGTTAGTTTTAGATTTTACAATGGGTTCAGGGACAACAGGGGTGGCTTGTAAGAATACTAATAGAAATTTTATTGGAATCGAATTAGATGAGAATTATTATAAAATTGCAAATGAAAGGATTAATCAGATATGACTTCATTAGATAAAAGATTTAGACCACTGACACTTAAACTATTAAGTAAATATGGCAAAAGTATAGTTTATTCTCAAACAGTAGAGGGCGAATATAATCCAGTAACAAGTGAAGCGACTACTACTACGACTAACTTTAATATTAAAGGTTTATTTAGTGGAGTTTCAAGTGGTGATATTACAAGTGGATTAGCTACTGCAACGGATATTAAAATCATTATCGCAGCAGTTGATATAGAAAATCCAACTACTAAAGATATTATTGATAATAAATATCCAGTAACTTATGTTAAGCCACACTATAGTGGTGATTTAATTGCTTATTTTGAATTAATTTGTAAGGCTAGATAATGGGTGATTTTTCTTTAGCCTTTAATCAGATAAATGATTTAACTATTAAACAGCTTGAAAAGGTTATTAAAAAAACTGTATTTGACTTAACAAGTGCAATTATCAAAGATACGCCAGTTGATACTGGAAGATTAAGAGCTAACTGGCAAGTTTCATTAGATAGTACAATTAATAATACTTTAGATACTACCGATAAAGGTGGAAGTGCTACCATTTCAAAAGCTAGAGGTAGCATAATGACTAATAAAGTACCTTTAGTCTATTGGATTCAAAATAATCTGCCTTATGCAAATGTTATTGAATTTGGTTTATATCCTAAAAATCCTAAAACTGGTACAAGATATGAAATAAGGGACAGAGATAAATTTGTGACTGAAACTGGATTTGTTCAATTAAGTGAGAATGGATATAGTAAAAAGGCTCCAATGGGCATGGCTCGCATTAATATAGCAAGATTTAATAAATATTTAAAGGATAATATCAAATGATAGAGATAAAACAGAGCTTTGAAACAGAAATAGCAGCAATTACTCCTGCATTAGATACTGGATATGAAGGTGTAAGATATGACCCTATTGTAGGAAGACCTTATCAAGAGCTTTACTTATTACCAGCTCTAAACGATAACATATACATTGATGGTGAGGGTTTTGTTTCTTATGGAATATTCCAAATTACACTAAGATACCCAACTGGTACAAATGCAAGTAAAAACATACTAGAAAGAATCAAATTAATTTTAGATACTTTTCCTAGTGGTAGCAATTTAGTTAAAGATGGAATAACTACTAATATAGTAAATACTCCTAGTGTTAAGAATATGGGAATAGTTGGGGATAGATTAGTTTATGTAGTTTCGATAAATTATCAAGCTTTTTATTAATGTTATAATATGGAAAATTTAAAAACAAGGAATTAAAATGGCTACAAATGTAAAAAGTGGTACTGGCTCAAAGCTTTATGTTTCAAGTGCTTTACCAGCAACAGACACAAAGGCTGGATATACGGCTTTAACTTGGGTTTTGGTTGGTGACACTACTGATATCGGTGAGTATGGTGCTGATTTTACTATTATCGAACATACTCCTATTGATTCAGGGGTAACTCAAAAAATTAAAGGTAATGCAAACTATGGCTCACTAGCTGTAAAAATGGGGTCAGTTCCAGCAGATGCTGGTCAAGTTATTTTATTGGCAGCAAGTACATCAATGAATGATTACGCTTTTAAAATTGAGAAAACAGATTTAGATATTGACGCTTTCGTAGGTAAAGTTTCATCATTTAAGCCAACAGTTCAAGGAAATGTTATATTATCTAAATCAGTTAATATTGCGTTAAACTCTGCTCCAATCAATATTAAATAAGGTTAATAATGAGTATTATTGATAAAATATTCAAAGGTAAAAAAGAGGAAGAAACTCCTCTTAAACCTTTTAATTTAGAAGATATGCAGTTAAGTGATACAGCAGTAATTAATGTTACTAATCCATTAACTGGAGAAAAAGGAAGTGCAACTATTGAGATATTCAATAAATTCAGTGATGAATATGATTTGGCTCAATTTGAAGCGTTGAAATATAATACATATAAAGAAAAAAGATTATGTGTGATTGTTGGAATTACTAAAGAGATTAAAGGCTTTTATTTTGGAGATGTAGAATTAACATCATCAAAAGAAGATATTAAAAAACTTTATGAAACTTGCCCTATGTTTATTCAAGAAGTAGATAATTTCTTTTCAGATGTAAACAATTTTTTTTTAAACAAGTAGAGATTCTTTCTCTATTTGTAAAGCAATACGCATACTATCAACAAATACCATATTACAAGGGCAAACAAAATGAAGTTTCTCGTTTTATGGAATTACAAATTTTAGGTAAACAGCCTATATTCCCAGAAATAAAACCACAATTCAAATACTTATTAGACATATTATCAGATACTAACTATGGAATCAAAAACGATGGTCTTAGTTTTACTGAATTAAAATCATTTTGTGAACTTACAAAAATTAAATTAAATCGTTTTGAAATTGTTACTTTAGTAAATCTATCTTATGCTTATATTGGTATGCTAAATAAAGCTAAAGATAATGAATGCGAACAACCTTACAAAAATGATGAATTATGATTTTAGATAAAATAAGAATAAAAAAGGTCAATAAATGAGTATTGATGTAGAAAAGATAAAAATAGCCATAGATACGGGTGAACTTCAAAAAGCCAAGGATATGCTTGATGGACTTGAAAAGCAAGGGCAGAAGACAGATAAAACTGTAAAAGGCTTAGGAAGTAGCTTTTTCAGTTTAGGAACAGCAATTGCAAGTGTTTCAGTCTATCAAATGGCTCAAAACTTTATTAAGACTGCTGATGCTATGAACTTACTTGATAGTAGATTAAAATTAGCTACTAAATCAACCGAAGAGTACATTTCTCAACAATCTAAGCTTACAACTATTGCTAAAAGCTCATTTACTTCTATTAGTGATACGGTTACTTTATATACTAAGTTAAATCCAGCTTTAAAACAACTTGGTGCAACAACTGAACAAGTAAATACTGTTGTATCAACTTTTCAAAAAGGCTTACAACTTGGTGGAGCATCTGCACAAGAATCATCAAGTGCAATTTTGCAATTTGCACAAGCTATGGGAAGTGGTGTTTTAAGAGGTGAAGAGTTTAATGCTATGGCAGAAGCATCACCAAAACTTATGGAATATATGGCTAAAGGTATGGGCGTTCCACAAACTGCATTAAGAAAAATGGCAGAAAATGGAGAATTAACAGCTTCAAAAGTATCAAATGCACTTTTAAAAATGACTAAAGAAATAGATGACGGGTTTAAAGTATTGCCAGTAACTGTTGGTAAAGCTATGACCAATTTAACTACTGATATATCTTTATTTGTTAGAGAATTAGATAAGGCAAGTGGAGCATCCCAAACTATGGCTAATGGTATTCTAGGAATATCAAACTATCTAAGTGGCTTATCAACTGAAGAAATGGCTAATCTAGTTAAGCTTGTAGAAAATGGGGCTATTGCATTTGGAGTTAGTGCTGTTGCTATAACTGGAGCTAAAGGAGCTATGCAACTATACACAATGGCAACTGCTGAGGGTACAATAGCAACTAATCTATTAAGAGGTGCTATGAATACAATCCCATTTATAGCGATTGCAACGGGTGTTACATTATTAGCTACTTCTTTCTTAAATGCTTCAAAAAGTGCTGAAACATTAACTAAAACTCTTGCGACTGCCAAAGATGAATTAGCAAAAATGAGCAGTAATCAATTAAATTACAGAGAGTCTTTATTAGAAGAAGAAGCTATAAAACAAAGGTTAGAAGCTGCAAATGCTAAAGCTATATTAGCTAAAAGTTCATCATCTAAAGAAGATAAAGCTAATGCTGAATTAACAATACAATCTTTTAATGATACTTTAACAAAGCTTAGAGAAATTAAAAGTATAAGAGCAAAACAATCTGAAGAAAACGAAGCTAATGCTAAAAAAGATAATGGAGCAATCAAATCACAAGTTATTGATTTTGATAAATTAGACTCATCTTTACAAAAACTTGTTGACCCTATTAGACAAGTTAGAGAACAATATGCAAAAATGAGAACAACTTTAACTGAAAGTGGAAATGCTACACCAATGGCATTGTCTAATTTAGCAAAGGCAGAAGCTGAAGCAATTGATAGTATAAGTAAAAAAGCTCTAAAGTCATCAGATGATTTAAAAAAGAAACAAGAAGAAATCTCAAAAGCTTATGAAGATATAGCAAAAGATGGAATGACTGATTATGATAAAAAAATATATGAAATTGCAATTAAAACAAAAGATTTTATTCAATTAACAGGTGATGTTACAACTGGACTAGACCAACAAAAACAAGCAGTTCAAAAGTTAAACGAAGAAGAAGACAAAAAGAATCTTGAAAAAAGAAATAGTGCAATTGATAAAGAACTTAAGTCAACTAAAGAATTATTTGACTTAAAAGAGAAACAATTAGGTTTAATAGATGATGAAAATATAAAAAATCAAGAATTATCTACTTTATATAATGCAAGACAAAAAAAAGAAATTCAAGCATTATATGATAAGGGAGAAATAACAAAAGATTATTATGATAGTTCAATGCAATTTGAAGATGATTTATTGACTAAGAATCTAATGAGATACTCTCAAACTGGTCAAATTATAGAATCTGTATCAAGTGGAATGAAATCAACAATGATGGACTTTATGGATTATACAAGTTCAGGATTTAAAAATCTTAAAAAATTAGCCTTAGACTTAGGAAATATGATTTATAAGGCTGTTACGCAACAAATGATAGTTAATCCTTTGGTTAATGCGTTATCAAGTGCTGCGACTTCTTATTTTAGTCCAGCTGCCAGTGTTGGAAGTGCAACAGCTTCTAATAATGCAACTTTAGGAATAAGTGGGGCTGATAGTAATATTCAAGCCGGTTTACCATCTGCGTTACTACACGCAAAAGGTGGAGTTTATGGAAATAACTCTTTAGGTAGTTATACTAATGGAGTTTATTCATCACCACAAGTATTTGCATTTGCAAAAGGTGGAACGCCAAATATTGGTGTATTCGGTGAAGCTGGTACTGAGGGGATTTTCCCGTTAGGTAGAAACTCAAACGGGGAACTTGGTGTGAAAGCAGTAGATACTAATACAAACTCTAACAATGGAGTTGTAAAAGTAGAAGTAATTAATCAAACAAGTGGTGAAGTGCAAGTGACTAATACATCAACTAGAAACGATTTAGAGGGTACAGTTTTATCAATTGTAATTGGTGGCATTCAGAATAATAAAATGGGGCTTCGTACTATGTTGGGGAGATAATTACTCCCCTTTTAAAATTATATTTTTAATTAATGGTTGAATAACTACTTTATTAACTATCATTTTTGTAATATTTTCAATATAAATATTTGTTAAATCTTTTTTACTTAATGATAAAATGTTTTCTTTATCAAATTCTTTTTTAATTTCTATCTTAAAATAGTTTATATCTTCTTTTTTTAAATAATTACTCATTTAAAACTCCTCTTTTATATAAATATCATCTGCTACTCTACAATTCTCAGGCTCTATATAATCATCGTGAACATATCCAATCTCACAACCTAATCTATATGCAAACTCTTGTTTCCTATCATCATAAATTTTAATTATATGAAATTTATCAAAAACAATCTCTTTATTTTCTTCTTTATCGAAAAATGCTATTTTCATTTAAACTCCTCTTTTTTAGTAACCTAATTTTAGTATAATAAACTTAAAAAAGGATTTAAATTGAGTTTTATTCCAATAGTAGGCTTACAGCAATCATCAACAAGAACGGGAGTTAAAAAATCACTTCGTTCTGAGTCAGAATTAGGCTACATTTTTACACGAACGCAGATGCTGACTAAACAAAAATTTACTTTAAATTATCTATTAAGCACTTCGGATTGTGATACTTTAGAAGCGTTCTTTTATGTAAATAAGGGTAATAGTTTTAATTTAGTTTATGATTCAGTTACTTATACAGTTATCTTTATAACAGATGAATTCGCAATAAGAAAACCATCTAAAGATTATAGAGAAGTTTCTCTTGATTTAAGGGAGTTATAGAATGACCTTAGCAACTATAAATGATTTAAACAAATTATCAAGCGATGAAAAATTAATAGTTTTATTAGAAGTGGAAATTCCATCAAGTGATACGCTATACCTTGCAAGATTTAACGATGATATTACATTTGATGGAAATGTATATCAGAAGTTTTGGTTTGAATTTAACGACATTACAACGGGTAAAGGTGAAGTTCCAAATTTTGAGTTAAAGATTGACAATACTTCAAGAGGTGTAAACTCTCTAATGATTGATTATGATATTTATTTAAAAAATAATGGAATTGAGGGTAATAAAATATTTGCAAATATTCTAGTAGTAAATACAGTTGATTTGTCAGATTATATTAATAAATGGAGATTTGAGCTTACTTCTTGGGAAATGGATAATCATTGGGCTTCATTTAAACTAGGTGCTGAAAATCCATTTAATAAAGCCTATCCCTTGAGGCAAATTTATTCAGACTTTTGTTCTTGGAAATTTAAAAGCACGGAATGTGGATATAGTGGAAGTGAAACTAATTGCGATAAGACTCTCGAACGATGCCGACAATTAGGTAATCAGGTTCGTTATGGTGGATTCTTTGGGATTAGGTCATAAAATGAATTACACTAAATTTATAGGAATCCCATTTAAAGAAAAAGATTGTTTTCAATTAGTAAAACATATCTACAAAGAAACATTTAACAAAGATATTTTAAACACAGAAATTAAACACAATGAAAGTGAAAAGATTGATAATTTATATCAAGATGAATTAGATAACTGGGTTAAAATAGATAATCCAGTTGAGGGTGCAATTATGGCTATTAGACTAGATTCAAACTATCCTAAATTAGTGACACATTTTGCATATTGTATAACTGAAAATCAAATTATTCATACTACTTTATTAACTGATAGTTGCGTTGAAAACATAACCAAATATTATCGTTTATGTAGCGGTTTTTACATTCATAGGGATTTGATATAATAAAATAAAATTAATATCAAGGCTTATGAAATATGGCGAAGCTTGTAAATCAGTTTAATATACTAGACCCATTAAATAGAACAATCCAATACACTACTGCTAAAAACAAAAGCGAAATGCTCAAAGAAATTCAATATGATATTATCGCTTATGAATTAGTTATATATAAAAATGGTATTCAAGAAATAGAAGATTTTGAGATTTTAGATAGTGATTATATTTTAGTTAAAGTAGTTCCTAAAGGTGGGGGAGGTGATATTTTAAGAACTATTGCTATGATTGCAGTAGTTGCTGTAGCCACTTATTATTTAGGTCCAGTTGGCGGTGCTTATGCTCTTGAACTTGGATTAACTGGAGGTGCTGCTGCTGCATTTACTGCTGGGGTAATAGCTGCTGGAGTTATGGCTGGTAGTATGCTGGTAAATGCGATATTGCCACCATCATCAATGACACAAGATGGTTTTGGAAGTAATAACATTGCAACATCATCAACTTATAGTTGGGGTAATGCTTTTAACAAGTCAGAACAAGGTACACCTATTCCCAAAGTATTTGGAACTCATAAAGTTACACCACCTTTAATTGGAAGATATATTGAGTCAATTGACGATAAGCAATATTTCCATGGCTTATATGCTTTAAATAACGGGCAAATAGCTAATATCTCAAATATAAAAATAAATGATGAGTCAATAGATAATTTTGATAATGTTTCTATTGATGTTAGATATGGAACAAATAATCAATTAGTAATCCCCGACTTTGCTACAACTAGATTTGACAAAAGTGTTAATCAAAAATTATCAACGGATTATGATACTACTACAAGTGAAGATGGAGTAACTGAATTAACAGCAGTTATTTATTTTCCAAGAGGTTTATATTATATGAATGACTCTGCTCAAACTGTTAGTAATTCGGTTAAGTTAGTTATTGAATATAGTGCTGATGGAACCACTTGGTATCCTATCACTTCAAATACTGCTATTAATATATATGATGAATATTATAATTTATATGACGACCCATCAATCCCATTATATGAAAAATATAATTCTGCTGGAGTAGTTATTGGAACAGTTAGGAGTCTACCATCTAATGCAGTTAGACTATATAACAATCAATATCAATATGGTACACCACTAACATATTTTGAACCTTATGAAACAATAACTGCATCTTCAACTTCAGCATTTAGAAAAACATTTACTAAAAAATATTTAACTGCTGGAACTTATCAAGTAAGAGCTAAATTATATGAAGCTCCTTTAAGTGGTAGCAGATATGGAAGTGATGTTTATTTTGAATATTTAGAGCAAGGTATTAATGACGGGTTTATCTATCCAAATACTGCGTTATTAGCTATCAGAGCATTAGCAACAGATCAATTAAGTGGAAGTAATCCAGTTGTTACTTGTGATATTACTGCAAATACAGATAATCCATCAGAAATAAGTCAAGCCATATTAACAGAAGTTTCAAATATTTCAAGTTTTGATAGTACATTTACAGAATTTAAAAATGAATGTATTGCACAAAATTATAAATGTAATATAGTTTTTGACTCTCTTATAAATGTTAGACAAGCTTTGGACTTAGTTACTTTAAATGGTAGAGCATCAATCCAACAATTTGGTAGCGATTATGCTGTAATTATGGATAAAAAAGATATTTTACCAGCTCAGACATTTACTTTTGGAATGGGTAATATTTTAACTGATACATTTAAACAAAGTTATTTACCAATAAATGATAGAGCAAATATTATTCAAGTTTCTTATTATGATAAAGATGATAATTATAATAGAACAGTAGTAGAAATATCAAATACTACTTATGATAACGCAATAGATAGAAAAGTATCACAATTAAATCTTATTGGTTGCGTGGATAGAGAACAAGCAGTAAGACACGCTAACTACCAACTTAAATGCAATAGATATTTAAGTGAAACAGCAGTATTTGAAGCGTGGCATGATTCATTAGTTTGTAAGTATGGAGATATAGTTGCAATCTCTCACGATTTACCACAATATGGATATAGTGGATTAATTATAAGTGCAAATTCAAGTCAAATAGTTTTAGATAGAGAAGTAACTTTTGAAGTTGGTAAAACTTATGCAATCTTATTAAGAAATGAAAATAATCAAATTCAAGAAGTAACCATAACTGGAACTGGAACAACTAGCACTTTAACAGTTGCAGAAACTTTACTTTATACTTTTGAGCAATATGATAATTATATGTTTGGAGAAATTGGAAAAACAAGCAAATTATTTAGAGTGGTTAATATTGCAACGGGTAGTGACTTAACAAGACAATTAACTTGCATTGAATATAACGCTAATGTTTACGATGATACTGCGACTGTAAATGTTCCAGTAATTAGTGATTTAGGATTAAGAAGTTTATTTATTAGTGATTATATAAGATATAAAGCAAATAGCAACGAGATTGAAACAGTTGTTAATTTAAAATGGACTGGAAACTCAATACATTATAACTTATATTTAAATGGTGAGTTTTTAACTATGACTACTAATAATAGTTACGATTTTGTAACAAATTTAACTGGGAACAATGAGTTTAAAATAACTGATACTAATGGAAAAGTTTTAACACAAACTTATAATATTTTAGGAAAACTAAATCCGCCACCAGCAATTGAAAATTTAAATTATTCTTTTGACATAGACAATATTACATTATCTTGGGATTATACAGATAAACCAATAGACTTTAAACAGTTTAATATATATGATGAAAATGCAAACTTAATAGAAACATCTATTGTAAACAATATTATTATTCCTATTAAATCACAAAAAGCAAATTTATCAGTTGGTGCAATGGATAGTTCAAATGTAGTTTCAACATTAGTTAGAATCAACACATCTATTCCATATTTACCAAATGTTGAAAATTTTACTACTTACTACAATAAAAATGGGGAAGTAGAATTAAGCTGGTCGCAAATAGCTAGTAATTATTCTCAAGTCGAATATGAAATAAGAAAAGGTATATCTTGGAGCAATGGACAAGTAGTTGCAAATGTTATTGATAAATTTTATAAACCAAATGGAATAGGAAACTATTATATTAAAGCTAAATATACTAACATTTATGGCTTTAGCAACTATTCAGAAACTGAAACATCATTAAACATAACTGGCTCAAATTTAGTTCAAAATGTAATATTTACAGCAGATGAAAAAGCAACTAATTTTAGTGGAACAAAAGTAAACTGTTTAAATTATATTGATTCTACATACGGACAAAGTTTAATATTAAGTCCAGCAACTAGCAATATAGATTCAGTTGTAAATATTGATACAGTTGCAAATATAGATTATATGAGTGGAACAGTATTAAGTGGTAGTTATGAATTATCAACACACTCAATTACTTTAGATTATGCACAGCGTGTAAGTATAGATTTTAATTATAAAGTTTATGGTTTAAATTTAGATGATAATATTGATTCATCACTTAATTTTGATTTAATAGGAATAATAATATTGTTTACAATAGATGTTTCTATTAAGTTTGCATTTTCATCATATATATTAAACT